CTGATGATTTTGCTATGCATATATTAAAATTAAATGATGAAAAGCGAAATGCGACCGTAGTCCATAGTTATGCAATGTCTGGAACTCGTTTACAAGATCATATGTTCTATTTTAAATATCTTATAGAAAAATTTAATATTGTTAGTATTGTAGCTGACTATATGGGAGGCGTTCAATTTATTAATGCTGTTAATGAAAGCTCTATGTTTAAAAAAGATAATATTAACTTTAAACAAATAGATGTTAATTTTGATGACTTAAATGATTATCAGAATGTCCTTAAGGGAGTTAGGCAACAATATAACCAACAGGACAGAAGAATTTGTTTCCTAAGAAAACCTAGTTCTGACTGGATAAGAAGAGCGAACGAATCTCTTCAGGCGAATTTCGATCATAAAAGATTGTGGTTTGCGTCAAGAGCTATTGACGAAGATTATGCTATGCAACGCAGAAAGAAAATACCAATCACGAAATTAAAATTTTTAAAAAATGAAGAAAAGAATCAGTCTCCCCAATCTAAAATGATTGACCTCATTGAGCATCAATACGATCTAATGAACTTAACCAAGTCTGAGTGTGCTCTGATTCAAATAAAAACTTCTCCCCAAGGAACTCAGACATTTGACTTGCCTGACAATTTAAAAAGACAAACGGGCCCCGAAAAAACTAGAAAAGACTCTTACTCTGCATTAGTTCTAGGCAACTGGATGACTTCATTGTACTATGAATTTATGAATGTCGATTTGACTCCAAAGTACGTAGACTTTACGCCAATGTTTATAAAATAAAAGTTAAAAGTAACTTTAAAAGTAACTTTTTTTACTTATTATAATATATAGGTGTAATTCTCGACAAATGGCTAAAAGAAAATATACTAAGAAATCTGAATACTGGAAAAAGTTTGACCAAAGTCAACCTTTGGACAATATAATGATATCAAATTCTGCTCAATGGTCTCCAGAGTTATCTGGAGAAGGATTTTACCAATCGATAGCGAGTGAATACAGTAGAGGTGGTAAAGTCGATACCCAAACAAGAAAGAATCGAGCGGCTTTAGGCACAAAGGCTTCTAAATACGAAAACATTCATAAGGGGCTGCTTCCATACCATTTCAGCGCAGAAGGGATACATATCAGAGAAGCTATTGAATTGTGCCAAAAAGCTTACTGTAATATTTCTATATTTAGAAACGCAATTGATATTATGTCTGAATTTGCTAATGCAGAAATTATGCTAGAGGGCGGTAGTGAAGTTGCTAGAAATTTTATACAAAAATGGTTTGACAAAATTAACTTATGGTTTTTAAAAGATCAATTTTTTAGAGAGTATTATCGATCAGGAAATGTTTTCCTATATACCTTAGAAGGTAAAATTGATTTAAATGATTTGAGAAGATCTTACAGAACAGAGATTCTTGGACTCAAAGGTAAAATTCCATTAAGGTATATCATCCTAAATCCATATGACATCGTAAGAAGGCATAGCTCTTCATTTTCTGACTCTTTGTATGAAAAGATATTAAGCGAGTATGAGATAGAAAGGCTAAAAAGCCCAAAGAACGATTTAGATAAGCAAATATTTGAATCCTTGTCTCCTGAGGCTAAGAAGAAAGTTAAGGACAATGCTTACTTGAGGGATGGTGTGAAAGTCCCTCTTGATCCTAAATATCTTAGATACTGCTTTTATAAAAAACAAGATTATGAGCCATTTGCTATTCCATTTGGATTTTCTGTTTTAGACGACATTAACTTTAAGCTAGAGCTTAAAAAAATTGATCAAGCTATTACTAGAACAATCGAAAATGTGATACTCTTAATCACAATGGGGGCTGAGCCAGACAAAGGAGGAGTCAATCCAACTAACATGGTGGCTATGCAAAAGCTTTTTCAAAATGAAAGTGTTGGCAGGGTTTTAGTCAGTGACTATACAACTAAAGCACAATTTGTTATACCAGAAATTAATAAGGTTTTAGGTGCTGAAAAATATGAGATTGTCAATCAAGATATCAAGGAAGGCTTGCAGAATATAATTGTTGGCCAAGAAAAATTCTCAAATACTGCAGTTAAGGCTGAAATATTCCTAGAAAGGTTAAAAGAGTCGAGGAATGCATTTTTAAAGCAATTTCTTCAGCCAGAAATTAATCAGATTTGCAAAAACTTAGGAATGAAATCTATACCCCAAGCAAAATTTGAAGAAGTGAATGTTAAGGATGAAACACAACTTCAAAGAGTAACTACAAGATTAATGGAGATAGGAATACTGACTCCGCAGCAAGGTGTAGACGTTATGAAAACTGGAGTATTCCCAGAATCAAAAGAGATTTCGCCTGCTCAAGAAAAATTTGTAGAAGAGAGAGAAATGGGGTACTACAATCCTTTAGTAGGTGGAGTACCTATGATTGAAGGAGAAACTTCAACTCAGACACCTAAGTCTGCTGGTAGACCAACTGGCACGTCAGGAATTCCGAAAGAAGCTGCCGCTAAAGAAACGTATGGCAGAACAGATATACAAAATGTAGTATATGCAACTGAGCAATTCACAGAAGAAGCTAAGAAAATATTAAAAACTCATAAAAAAATAAAAAGATTAAATAAAGGGCATCAAAAACTTATAAGTGAATTATGTTCTAAAATAGTAGTATCTTCTGAGCAAGAAAATTGGAATAAAAACTTTGAAAGCGTTGTCAAAGATTCTGAAAAGATTATGGATTTAAATACTTTAGAAGGCGTAGATAAAATATGCTTAGAGCATCAAATAGAAGAATACCCAGCTGCACTACTATATCATAGTAAAAAAAATAAAAGCAAAAAATCTGTGTAATGCTTTGTATGAAAGCTCCTTTTAAATATAAAACAACTTTTTCGCAGAGCTCGCTAGCTTCGCTTGAAATTGAGTCTGAAGAAGGTATCTCAACTGCTTCGCTAAAACCTCTTTTACCCCTCATCCCTGAAAATGTAAATCTTGAAAGAAATCTAGACTTGCTGGGTGTTGCTTTTAATGCTGCGGTTGCAAACAAATTTAATAATAATGGTGATGGAATTGAAACAGCGACAGCTGTAGCCATTAAAGATTATTTTATACACAAACCTGCGAACCTCGAGCACAATAGAGAGAATATAGTAGGCCATATTGTAAATGCTGGATTATCTGAATACAATTCTCAGTCTGGTAACTTGCTTGATGAGAAGGAAGTCGCTGGAACAAACGAGGCATTTAATATAGCTTTAGCGGCAGTAGTGTATAAAATAGCTAATCCTTCATTCGCTCAGTTGGTAGAAGATAGCGGAGACGAAGACTCGGATAACTATCAAGTAGTTTCTGCTAGCTGGGAGCTTGGTTTTAATAAGTATTATATTGCATTAGGCAGTGATGACCTTAAGGAAGCTGAACTTATTACGGATGAAAACCAAATTAAAGAATTTTCACAATACTTGATTACTCAAGGAGGAGTAGGTAAAACTGAAGACGGAGTAAAAGTAAGCAGGTTGGTAATCGGAGATGTTTATCCTTTAGGAATTGGTTTTACCGCTAAACCAGCCGCCGATGTTAAAGGCGTCATTCATTATAACGATGATGACAAGGAAGAACAAAATAGCTTGGCATCGTATCCAAAAACGGAAAAAATAGAAATTAATAAGACCTTTTTAAACCCTTTTTTACAAAAAGAATATAAAAAAATTTCCCAGAATAATAAAAAAGGGGTAATCTTACAAGATAACACAAAATTTAACATTATGGAATCACAAGAATTAATTCAAGAATTCAAATCTGCATTAGCCGAGCACAAGTTCGACAAGGAAGCAGTCGCTTCTATGACAGAAACATTCACTCAAGCTATCAAGCAAAAAGATGAAGAGTATTTGTCAAACGTCGAAGCAGCAAAAAATGCGGAGGCAGAATTATTGAAGCAGCAAGAAGAGCTCAAGGCTTCTGTAGAAAAACTTCAAACCGAGCTTAAAGAAGCTCAGTCTGCAGTTGAATCTTTAGAAGCTGAGAAGACTCAAGAGCTTATCAAAGCTACCTTCAATGAAAGAATGGGTGCCCTTGATTCTGAGTACGATCTAGAAGACGAAGACAAAAAGATTGTTGCTTCAGAGTTGAACGAACTTGACGTATCTGCTGAATCATTTGCTGATTATAAGGCTAAGTTCGAAAAAGTGTGGCAGCACAAAAATAAAGCTTTCATTGAAGAGCAAGCGAAAGCTTTTCAAGAAAAATTAAACGAAGCTGTTGAAGCTAAATTAAAAGAAGTTCAAACTAGTGAAGCGTCAGAAGTTGAATCAACTGAAGAAGTAACACCTGAAGAAGTTCTTGATAACGCCGAAGCTTCTAATGTAGAAATTTCAAATTCAAGCGAAACATTGTCTGAAGAGCCAGAAACTCTTACTGAGAGATTCCAAAAAGCTTTCAAAGACAACGTTGTTGTAAAATACTAAAATTTATTAATTAAAGGAAATCAAAATGGGACTAAGAATATTACCATTCAGACAGTACGACGAAAACGATGTTATTAATCTTTTTGCTGCCAAAAGCGGTCAAGAAGTTGATAATCTCGATGATGCCCTAGGCACTGCAAAAGTGCATGGCGGAGTTTTCGTTCAAGTTGAAGTCGGAGACCTTAATAACGATCCAATTGAATATGGAGCTGATTCCTACTTGGGCAAGACTGATTACCCCCATATAGGTGCCAACCAATATCCAACTGTTCCGCATAAGGTCGAACTCGCAGACGGATCCTCTAAAGCATTAGGGATCACTCTTAACCAAGTCGCTAAAGCTGACGAGAATGGAGAGAAGCTTCTCTATTATCCTCAAAAAGCTTTAGAAAATCACGCAGTGCTTCCTGGTCAAGCAGTACCTGTAGCTCGTAAGGGTATCTTTACTCTTCACGAATCTGCATTTGATGTTGCTGACTGGGGTACAGATGCCGCTATCGGAAATACGCTTGTCGTTACTAGTGACGGACAAGTTTCTGGACAGGCTGCTGCAGACGTTAGTGGTGTAGGAACCGTTCTCGCTACTGGATCTCGCTCAGAACCTCTTGGTTCTCTTAGCGGAAATTACGCAATTTGTGCAATTGATTGCTAAACTAAAGGAGAAATTACGAAAATGAATATTACATTAAAAAGAACAGAAGAGCAAGTTGAACTCGTAAAAGCAATGGCTTCGAAAAATCGCGAAACCGCATATGAGGCTCAAGCAGCTCTAGCAGCTTTCTTGGCTCCAGTGTTGGCAGAAGTAATTAACAATGCTCCTACTTTGAGTAACTTGTTTCAAACTTTATCTTTCGATGCAGATGATAATCCAAGTATTCCATTGGATCTTTACTATGACGTAGAGGATGAAGATTACATCCAGGTTTACAGCCAGTCTGTACCAGGTGGTCTTCCAACCAGTCAAGTACAACCTAGCTTCAGCGAAATGAAGGTAACTACTTACAATCTTGATAGCGCAGTATCTTTCGACAAGAAATATGCAGCAAAATCTCGTCTTGATGTAGTTGGTAAAACCTTTACTCGCGTTGCTCAAGAGCTTTTGCTTAAGCAAGAGCGTACTTCGGCTAACTTGATCATGGGAGCTTTGAAAAAAGCCGAAACCAATGGTCAAAAACACGTTATTGACTGCTCTGTAGACAAAAGAGTTATGCTTGACGATTTTAATCGCCTTATGACTCTTGCTAAAAGAATCAACACTTCTTACAGTGGCGGAACCCCAACTGATCGCAGAAGTGGAGTTACAGACCTTATTTGTTCACCAGAAGTAGTACAAGAGCTTCGCTCCTTGGCCTACAACCCAGTGAACACAAAAAATGCAGCTGGAACTGATGCTGTTGCAGGTAATCCTCCGATTGCTGCTACTGACGATATGCGTGAAAGCATTTATAACAATGCTGGAATTCCTGAGTTCTATGGCGTTTCCATTATGGAAATCAATGAGCTTGGTGATGGTCAAAAGTACAACAAGATCTATAGCACAATTTCTGGTTCAGCTTTAAGCAGTGGCGAAGAAATTATTCTTGGTCTTGATCGTAGCCGTGACTCTCTCATGAGAGTTCTTTCTCGCGACTCTGAGAGTGGCGCTGAAATGAGCCTTGTCGCAGATGATCAGTACAGTGTTCGTCAGCAAAAAATCGGATACTATGGATCCCTTGAAGAAGGACGCGTCATCCTTGATGATCGTGCTCTTTACGGATTGGTCGCTTCAGGCCTTACTGGAATTTAATTCCCCAAAACTTAACCCTTAACCAAAGAAGCTCGCTACGGCGAGCTTTTTTGTTTTCTATTAAACTTGAAAAAAGTGTATATTCATTGTATAATAAAAAGGAAAGGTAAAAGGTATGAAAAAAACAAACACAAAGAAGAGTTCGCCAAAAGCTCAGTCAAAAGCTTCTAAGAAGCCTAAGAAAAATTTGATCGAAGAATTACAATCTATGGAACAAACTACAGGTAAAGAATACATTCAGAAAACTAAAGAGCTTGAAGACATTCTTGGAGTAAAAGAAGTTAATCCATTCAAAACAGCAAATGCAAGCGTATTCCAAGAAAACTTGTCAGAAATGACTCTTGTAGATATGCAGTCATTAGCAGTAAGAGTCGGCGTAATGCCTTCAGCTAATCGCACTAATTTAAAAAAGAGATTAATGAAGGAGTTTGAGCACAGAAATAAATCTAGAACAATTATCGGAGGAGCTGATTCTAGGCAGGTTGGGCTTAACACAAACAGCCCTGACTTTAAGGAAGTATCTAAAATATTAAGAGAGGGAATGTAAATTGAGTAATATAGGAGATTTAGCTCAGGAAATATTTGATCATGAATTTGATTCAGACACAGAAGTTGCTACAGTATCTTCTATTTCTGGATGGTTAGACTCTCATATAGGCAATCTTAATACTATGATACATACATCCTTTGATGTTGTCAATGGTGTTATTGAGCCTGAAGCTGACTTCAAAAATGAAGAAAAAGCTATATATCGAGCGATGTACCTAAAAAACTTCAACTCATCAATGTCTCGAAAAACTCTGCAGGGAGCCACTAAATCAAGCGACTTTATACAAATACGTGACTCCGATGGCTCGATGATCGTAAGACCCAATAAGAACACTGCAGCGGGCGCATACAGATCTTTAGCTAGCGGTTATGATCAAGAACTAAAAGAATTGGTTTCTGCATACCTTTCTTTTGAAAGCAAGCCAATACAAGTTGCAGGAAACGACGCTCCATCAAGCCAATAAGTGTAATTTAGAATGTGGACAGAACATACAACACTAGCTTACAAGGCCTTACAACTACTTGGCCACAAAGAAACGGTCAATACTTAGCTCCTGATTACGGTTATTCTGCTTCGTATGAAGGAGCTATCCGAATGTTTAGTTACGGAGATGGTTTTTATGCAATTTCGCCTAAAGGTGTAAATAATATAACGTTTTCTCTATCTTTAAATTATAGTAATTTGCACGATAGTGAAGCTAGGCAAATTATAGATTTTTTAGAGACTTCTAAGGGCCTTGATTTTCCCTTTGTTCCTCCAGACCCATTTTGCAAAAGAAATATATTTAGATGCGTAGGATTCTCTCATACTTTTAATAAAGAGAATTTAAATAATATATCTATTAATTTAAAAACAAACAAGCAAAGTTCTTTAAATATAGAGTCCGCCATTCCTGGATCTTCAGAAACGCTATTGAATGCACCTCGAGCTACAGAATCGCATACCATGTATTTATCAATTAATTCTGATGACGAGTCGAACTTTTTACCATCAAATGGCGCACAACATTATAAGAATTATTCTGACTATTGTAAAATAGGTTATAAGGAATACTTGAGAAGTATATTCACTAGAGAAGAGATGTTAAAGGTTTTGAATAATGATTTTACTGATGGTATTTTAAGTCTTCCCTGGTATACAATGGGGCTTATAGAAAGAGCTGCTTTAGACACTT